CGCCAGCTGGGGGCCGCGGCCTGCGGCTGCCGTGGCTGGTGGTCCGGCGCAGGACGCCCGAAGCATGTCTGACAGGCTTATCGGAAGGTGAATACCAGCGTCACAAGGATGGGCAGGCCCCACAGGGCGAACGCGGCAAAGGCGAATACGAACTTCTGATATCCGGTCCACCCGCCGTCCGGGGGGCAATACTTGAATGTCCAGTAGGCCCAACCCGGTAGCCACCCCGCATACATGATGGCGGTGACGACAAGGGCATACAGATGAAACGGGCTGAGATCGGCAACGGTCATGTCCCGAACATAACCCCTCCCCCGCGTCGGGGAAAGTAACGAAACACCGCTCAATCAACACAGGGTCATCCGCAGGGGTGGCCCTTTTTCATGGAGGCCCGCCGATGGCCCGAAACGGTTCAGGATCGTATAGCCTGCCGGAAGCCGCCTTTGTCTATGACACGGTGATTTCCGAGACGGCGGTCAACAGCAACTTCTCGGACATCGCCACCGCGCTGACCGGATCGCTCGCCAAGGATGGCCAGACGACCGCATCCGCCCGCATCCCCTTTGCACAGGGCATCGGCATGGGGGACGGCACGGCAGCGGCCCCCGCCATCAACTTCACCAGCGACACCGATACCGGCTTTTACCGGATCGGCGTGAACAACCTCGGCATTTCCATCGCGGGCGCGAAGGCGTGGGAGTGGAAGGCTGACGGCGACCTGGAGTCCAACGGCAAGAACCTGAACGGCGTGGCGGCTGCGGACTTCTCCGGTGCGGTCACTGTTACGGGTTCCATCGTGGCCACCGGCGCGACCATCACCGGCCTGAATGTCGGGGATGACCAGTTCACCATTGCCGACAACGGGGACGCGACCAAGAAGATCGCATTCCAGGCATCGGGCATCACGACCGGCACAACCCGCACCCTGACGGCCCCTGATGCAAGCGGGACCGTTGCCCTCTCGGATGCGGCACAGACATTCAGCGCGGCGCAGACCTTCACCGACGCCGTTGACCTGTCCGGGGCAACCACGACCTTTGCGGACGGGTCCATTGCGAGCGCCAAGATAGCCGATGAGGCCATCACGAACGCCAAGCTGGCACATGTCGCCACCAGCCGCATCAAGGGCCGCGTGACGGCCTCCACGGGCGACGTGGAAGACCTGACGGCGGCACAGGTCATCACTCTGTTGCAGTCCACCGGGTTCCTGCCTGTGGCCCGCGCGAAGGTGACGAATTCCGGGACGGCGGCGCTTGCCGAGGAAGTCGGCGTGACCTCCGTCAACCGCACCGGGACCGGAATCATCGACGTGGTTCTGGACGATACCCTGACCTCCGCCAACTACACGATCCACGCGATGGCAGTGACCGCCGATGCATTTTTTAACATCACGGCGCAGTCAACAACCGGCTTCACCATCCGCACGGACCTTGCCAACGGCACCGCCACCGACATGGATTTCATGTTCGTGGTCCACGGCACCCCGGCGTAACCCCCCAAACTGGAGCACTGAACCATGGGCAACATGTATATCGCAGAATTCGACCGGATGCCGGAACCGGGGGGAACCGTTGCCCCGATGTTCAATGCGCCTCCGGTTGCCGAACAGAAGGTCACCACGAGCGCATCAAGTGCGTCATCCGCAGCCTTCAACGCCAGCACCCGGTTCGTCCGCATCAAGCTGTCCGACGCCGGGCATCTGAAGTTCGGCACGGGCAGCGGCGAGGCTGTGACGGCAACGACCAGCAGCGCGATCCATCTGGAAGCCGGGGCTTATGAGTGCTTTGCCGTGGACGGCGGCGCGAAGGTTGCCGTGATTGACGGTGCTGCCTGATGCATCCCATCGGCAGCGTCGGGAAGGTGATGAGTTCGTCGGGAACCGGAATCGCCATCCCCGCGAACGCGCTGGTCATCGACAACGCCACCGCGCCCGCATCGGACGGTGATGCCATCGTCCTCGACAACGCGACCGCCGACGAGGGCGCGTTCATCATCATCGACGACGCAACATAAGGGGCCAGACCAATGGCAACAGTCAATATCTCGGCCATGGCCAAGACGTGGAACGACGCAGGAACCACGTTCACCGCCATCAAGATGGATGTCACCGACACGGCGTCCAACGCGGCCTCACTCCTGCTTGACCTCAAGGTCGGCGGTTCGTCCAAGTTCAATGTGTCTAAGACAGGGGATATTACAGTTCCTCAATCCGGGGCTTTTGACGAACCGAGATTCAAGATGCAAGGGTTCGACACCGGTGTCGCTCTGGATTCCAATACCCGCGTCTCCATGATCTCGAATGGAACTGGTGTCGCCATGTTCAAGGCAGGCACTGGAATGCTGCTTCGGAACGTGGAACCAGTCTCGTGGGGTAATGCACTAATCAACGGCGGGTCTGATGTATCTCTGTTCCGAGACGGCGCAGGCATACTCGCCCATCGCGTCGGGACTGCGGCGCAGGAACACAGAATCTACAACACGTTCACAGACGCCAGCAACTACGAGCGGCTGGCGATCAGGTGGAACTCCAACGTCCTTGAGATGTTTTCGGAGGCTGCTGGCACAGGCACTGCCCGTCAGATGAAGTGGGGTGTTGGAAACAGATCGTTCGATACGGGGGCGGTCGCTGGAGCAAACGCGATCCTCTTCAACTCGTCCTACATTCAGGTCGGCAATATTGCCGGTGATGCGTCCCGGATTTTCTGGCTGAACAACACCGATGGTATGCGCTTCTCCACGGGGTTGGGCATTGCTTGGTCCGGTTCCGCAACGAATGCCGCATCGACCCTGGACACTGGCATCGAAAGGAACGCTGCGGGTGTCGTGAAGATCACGGACGGCAGTACGGGCATCGGGGAACTGATCTTCAAGGTGCCGACTTCCGACCCCGGCATCACGGGTGCCCTGTGGAACAACGCAGGCACCCTCGCCATCAGCGCATAAGGAACAGGCCACATGAACCTGACCCAGGAACAGAAGGGCGCGCTCGCGTCCCACCTTGAGATCGCCACGCGGACCTATGGCAACGCGCTGGCGCAGTCCCAAACCCCCGTCGAGGACATCGCGGAGGCGGTCCGCCGTCTCCAGTCCGTCAAGGAAATCACCGACGCGCTGATTGCGGCGCAGGAGCAGGAGTAACACCCATGTCTGTCACCATCTCGAAGACCATTTCTAACGCCCGCCTTTGCAGCGGCATCACCGCCGCCCGCGAGGCCCGCAACGCATCCCTGCCCGATGACGCAGGAACCTATCCGAGCGACCCGAACGGGACGTGTTCGACCGACGCGGATTACATGAAGTTCGTCATCGAACGCGCGGTGGAATCCTACGCCGTCCAGCACGTCGACTGATGCGCCTGCTTCCGCTCCTGCTGCTCCTGGCGGCGTGTCATGGGCCGGTGACGGAATGGCCATCAGGCCCGGTCATCGTCCCGACACCCGCTGCCCTGTCGCAATGCGCGGACCCGGATCGGTGGAACGTCAGGTTCTGCAACAATCCGAGGCCCCAATGACTGACGTTGCCATCATCCAGCGTATCCATCGGCACGTCTGGGATACGACCGACTATGCCCCGGATCAGGGCGATGTATGGGGCAACCTCGACTGGTCGGACGGCAGGGCGAAGGGTGACTGCGAGGAATGGGCTGACAGGGCCGTTGACGCCCTTTTCAGCGCCGGTGTACCGGCCTCAGACATCGGCGTGGCACTGGTGGACACCCAAGGCCGTGAAGGCCGCTACGACCACGCTGTGTGTCTCTGCATGGCGGATGAACTTGGCCTGATGACGTGCGGCGATGCCTATGACTCGGGCGGGCCGAGACAGATCAAGCACACCCGATATTCGTTTCACAGTTTCATGCGCCTGTCGGAACCGGGCGTGTGGAGAAAATGCCCGGAGGGGTGGCCCTATGACTGACGACGATCTGCGTTCACAGATGGTCCGCACGGATGAACGCGCGACCAAGGCGCTGGAAAGCATCGCGAGACACGAGGCGTCGTGTGACCGGCGATATGCGGACCTCAACGACACCATGCGCGTCGTGTTCAACCGCATCGAATTGCTTCAGGGTCGGTGGTTCTGGACCGCAGCGGCATTGATTGCCGGGCTTTTTGCCCTGACCGGATACCTGCTCATCAACGGAAGGCCATGGGGATGACCGACTGGAACGCCTACCCCAACTTTTCCCCGCATGAGTTCGCTTGCCCGCATTGTGGCGTGGCGAAGATGGACGATCAGTTCATGTTCAAACTCCAGAACCTCCGCACGGCGCTTGGTTTCCCCCTGACCATCACCAGCGGCTACCGATGCCCGACCTACAACGATTCCAAGGGCTACGGCCCCGCTCACCCAACCGGCATGGCGGCTGACATTTCCATCATGGGCAGCAAGGCATGGGAACTGCTCGGCGCGCTGGATGGCAAGTTCAACGGCGTCGGCATCAAGCAGACCGGATCGGGGCGGTTCATTCATCTGGACACGCTGGAGCCGTTCATGACCGACGCACCCCGACCTTGGGTATGGAGTTACTGACATGTCATGGCTGTCAAGCATCATCGGCGGCGGCGTTGTCTCGGCGGCAGAAGGTGTCGCGGGCATCGTTGACCGCTTTGTGGAGACCGACGACGAAAAGCGCGCGGCTGAAATCGTCAATGCCAAGTTGCTCATGCGACCGGGCGAGGTCCAGGCCGAACTGAACAAGATCGAGGCCGGTCACCGCTCCGTCTTCGTGGCGGGCTGGCGTCCATTCATCGGCTGGGTCTGTGGCGTGGCACTGGCGTATAACTTCATCGTCCGCGACCTGCTGGCATGGATCATCGTCAACACCGGATCAACGGCAACCCTGCCCCCGGATCTGGCGATGGAGCACCTGCTGACCATCCTGCTCGGAATGCTCGGTCTCGGCGGTATGCGGACGCTGGAAAAGATGAACGGACGGGCGAAGTGATTGACGAAGGTCTCCGCCCGTATGCCACGCCCCGGCAATGGGAGATGTACTGCGCGGTGCAGGAACACGGCTCACAGCGCGCCGCCGCCCGCGCCCTCGGATGCGTCCAGTCCAACATCAGCACCGCCCTGACGGCGCTGCAATCCCGTGCAGCACAGCGCGGCTATTCACCAGACCACGACATGACACACCCCGCCCCTGACGGCTTCCGGGTGAAGGGGACCAGCACCCTCTACGACCTCCAGTCCGGTGAAGCTCGGATGCAGTGGGTCAAGACGGCTTCAGACGGGTCCGAGGATGTGCGTCAGGCCATCGTGGACGCACTCAAGGACGAAGTGCCTGCTGCCACCCCCGTTCCTCCGCCAGAGCATGTCACGGCGTCCCTGATGGCCGCATACCCGATAGGGGACCATCATATCGGGATGCTGGCTCACCGGGAGGAGGTTGGCGAGAATTACGACATATCCATTGGCGAGGAATTGCTGCGCGGGGCCATGGAGCGACTGACCAGTTCCGCCCCACCGGCAGAGACGGCCCTTGTGGCGGTTCTTGGGGATATGCTGCACTTCGATGGCTGGTCCGCAGTTACGCCCACCAGCGGGCATCTGGTGGACGCTGACGGGCGCTTCTACAAGCTGGTCCGTGCGGCCCTGCGGTCGATCCGTCACGCGGTCTCATGCGCCTTGCAGCGGCACCACAACGTCTCCCTCGCCATCACCATCGGCAACCACGACCTGTCGGCGGCTGTCTGGCTGATGGAGGCGCTGGCGATGTTCTATGAGACCGAGCCGCGCGTCACGGTGGACACCAGCCCCAGTCATTTCAAATACCACCGCTTCGGGCGCAACCTCATCGGGATGCACCACGGTCATGGGAAGGCTGCAAAGCCCGGCGATCTGCCCGGCATCATGGCCCATGACCGCGCGAATGATTGGGGTGAGACCCTGCACCGGACATGGTACACTGGCCACATTCACAATCGCCAGTTCTTCGAGGCTCCAGGCTGTTCGGTCGAATCCTTCCGCATTCTTCCCCCCGCCGATGCCTACGCCGCGAACAACGGCTATCGATCCCAACGGGAGATGCAGGCAATCATCTACCATGACGAACACGGCGAGATCGAACGCCATCGGATAACCCCCCTGATGCTGGAGGAAGCATGACCCGCGACGAAATTCTGGATACGGCGAAGTCAACCATCAACGGCGACCGGCAGGAGGACTACGGGGACGCGGCGGACAACTTCGACCGCATCGCCACCGGATGGTCCGTCATTCTCGGGACTGACGTGACGCCGGTTCAGGTCGCGCTGTGCATGGACTGGGTGAAGACGGCCCGGCTGATCCAGTCACCAGACCACGCTGATAGCTGGATCGACAAGGCCGGTTATTCGGCGCTCGGTGGGGAAGTGTCGGGCTGACGTTTCCTGTCATACCGCTTCCGGTTCCTGGTCCGTCGCGGCTTGTACTTCGGTGTGCGCAGATCCGCCACGATGGGCGAACGGCGTCTAGGCTTGCGTTTCATCGAGCACGGACTGGAAGTAGGCGTCAATGCAGTTTTCGCAGGACTCCCACATGAACAGCCCATGGGCGCATGTGTCGTGCTTGCTCGGCTTCCCGTCATTCCGGAACGTCTCCCCGACCGGACGCGGGTAATCCCCGGACAGATAGCGGTTTATGCATCCCCGCAGGCGTTCAACTTCCTTGTCCATCACTCATCCTCCGGTGTTTCTTCGTCGGGCAGCGCGGAGTCCATCTCCGTACATATGGCGTCAACGACAAGAGAGTCCTCCGGGCGCATATCCGTCGGGTCGCAGTAAAGGTAGATGATGCGTTTCAGGCGTCGAACCTCGGCGCGGAGTTGCTCAACCTCTGCATCCCGCGCGTCAAGTGCGTCGGCGGCTTCCCTCAACAGAGATGTCCGCCCACCCAGCAGGTCGAGTCCGCGCGGGTCAGTCAGCAGATTTTCACGGATACGATTGCTCAAGTCAGTCATGGGGCTCGCCCCCAACAGCCAGCGGCGACCGCTTCGGCTTCGCCCTGTCCTTCTCACGGATTGCGGCTGTGCGCCTCTCGCACCGGGCAATCTCGTTATGCGCCGCTGCCAGCATGATGATGCCCTTCGACTCGCAAAGCGCAGCCAGCGTCACCATCACACCCCCGACCTCCTGCCGAGCCTCGCCCACCGGGCGGGAATAGACATGATCCACCAGTCGGTGAACGTCTTCCTTGCTGGTCCCCACGGCCTGCGTAAGCTCAAGGGCTTCTTCCATGAACCGGAAGGACCGCTGTTCCGGGGACAGGGCGTCATCTGTGACGAAGCACTCCTTGGCCCACCGCCATACTCGTGACTGGAAACTCATGTCTTCACCTCATCAATGTTCTGGTGGGTCGTCTTCCCGGCCAGCAATGCCTGCACCTGCTGCCACTCCACAGCCGCCTCGATCACGGCGCGTTCGTTGTCAGTCATCACACAGCCCTCCCGTCAATGATCTGCCGGACGGATACGCCGGTCTTGGTGCGGCGGACGTAGAGTGCGACAAGGCTGTTGCTGTGGATGGCATCATAGCCAATGGGGCGGTCCAGTACAGCCCTCGCCTCTGTCAACGCCTTGTCGTGGAACTTCTCATCGCACTTGATGCGAATGGTGGGGAAGTCACTCATCATGCATATCCTCTGGTTGCGGAAGGGCTATACCCTCCGATGCGGCCCACCCGGACACCTTGTCCATAAACAGCTTCATTTCGGCGGTGTTCAGAACGGCGGTTGACCGGCGGACTTCCATCAACGCGCCGCCCATGTCGATGATGCGTGGCGGCAGAAACATCGCCTTCAAAGCGTCCTTCGTGCTTTCGTTGTCGTTGCCCGTTTCCTCGGCAATCACTGCCACCCACTTGTGAAACAGGGCGTTCTGCGGGAGGGTCCGGCGCTTCTGATACCGGACCACCGTCACCCGCCATTTCCTGGCATCACTCAGCGCCTTGATATGCGCCAGCACCCGGTCACGGACGGCAGGGGCTTCGGGGGAGAGGATGAATTCAGTCATTGGACTTCCATTCCCTGTAAAGCTTCTCCGCCAAGGCCCTGAACGCCGCCCGTAGCAGCCAGTCAGGGGCCAACCTGCGGAGGGTCGAAATCTCGCCCTTCTGGTGACATTCCTGGTGGACCCAATGCGACAGCGGCAATGCCCAATTGTCCGGCGACTTCAACCCCTTCCCTGCGGTCCCGATGTGCGCGGCAACGACGCTTTCGTTGTCGTTCGCGTACTGCCCCGTGATGATGCAGGGCTGGGACCGCAAGTGGAGAAGGTATGCCGGGTCGCGTAGGATCATGCGGCGTCGCTCCACACTTTGTTCTGAACCATCTTCCCCACAATGCCGAGGCGATGGAGCTTCTCGCCGCGCACAACCGGGTCTTTCATGTCATATCCCTCCACAACGAATTCTTCGATGTGGTTGATGTGCGTTCCGGGCATCGTGATAAGCACTTCATAGCCATTCCACACGAACCGCCGCAGCCCCCGGAAGTGCGACTTCACAAACGACTCCGAGCCGTCCCGGTTGCGCCGCTTATGGGTGCGGACAATGTGGAATATCTTCTTGGCCCGCCCGTTCTTGTCAGCGACCTTCTCCCTGTCCTTGAAGAAGTACGGCGTCCTGAGCATGTCGATGCAGAATATCGCGGATAGTGAGTTCTTGCGGATATTGACGTGCAGGCCAGTGTTGCAGCTAGACCAGCCGTTGAAGATCATAGAGAATAGACGTGTACCCGCCTTATTCGCAGAGAAATCGTTTTTTTCGCCCAGGTGACGCAGGAATTCAGGGTATTCCCAGCGAGTTGACTGCCGAATCCCACCATTGCCAGAAATGCGTTGGCGCAATGCCCGGATGTTGCCATCCGGCAATACGTCAACAGTGAACCATGACATGACGTCCAAATCGGACTTATCGTCTCGATAGACACAGCCTACCCGGTAGAGAGACCCGCGAGCCACTTCCGTTTCAGGAACGAAGCGAACGCGCTCGAAATATGCCATGGATAAGCCTACGTTGTCGTCATCGCTCCTGAACATAAAACTGACAACGCCAAACCCTGGCCTGTTCGCCAGCGGCACAAACCGAGGATCAATCTTGCCAGACATATTGTGCTGACGCAGATTGCGTCCGGGCATGTTGAAGACATAACCGCCCATTCGGGCATATCCCAAATACGCCTCCGGGTCGTACTTCCGCAGCGTTGACAGGGACTCGAAATAACCGTCCAAGCGGTCCAGCAGATCGCCAAAGTAATAGAACTGGCCCGTCGCCTCCGCCGCGTCGATAGCCGCCTGCTTGTCTTCTCGGGGGGCTGGTTCCCGTTCCACGGCGTCAGCGACAATCGGGCTTGCATCGCGCCAGAACATGACACGACGCAGGACAGATGCACTGACTCTCCGAATAGCTTCAATCATCACCGATCCCCCCACCGCGTAATGAATGGAATTTCATCGTCCAGATCACCCGCACCCGGAGGCGTCTCTCCGCCCCCGCCCTGACGGTCACCCTTGCTGTCGAGCATCTGCAAGTCACCACGGAAGCGGTTGAGCACGATCTCGGTGCTGTACTTGTCCTGTCCCTGCTGGTCGGTCCACTTGCGCGTCTGGAT